TACTCGCAAGCACTTTCAGCAAGTCGCTGATCTGATCAAGGAAATTCCTGACGCTGCAAAGCGCAAGGAACTCGCACAGCATCACGCAGGCATCTTCAAGGGTCAGAACCCACGTTTTGACCATGCTCGCTTCTACAAGGCAGCGGGCGTGAATGAAGAAGTCCTTGATGAAGTTCTACAGGGCGGATCCAAGAATGCATCGGCAGCACCTTCGAACGCAGCACTGAATCGCAACGTGATGACCAACATTCGTCGCGCAATGCAGACGCTTCGCCTCAAGAATGTAAACCCTGCGGCTGCGGCAGCGGGACACCGCGATTTTGCCAAGCTCGCAGCTAAGAGTCCTAAGACTCCCGGCTACATGCTCATGCGTAAGCTGAATGCAACTAAGGGTCAGGCACTACAGAGTTTGACTCAGGCAGGCGTGCCACTTGGCTCGGCACTTGAAGCGCACCCAAATGAGTTCGGTCAGGCTCTCCAGCGTATCAAGAGATTCAAGTAACATGAAGTTCAGGGATCTACGTGCTAAGTTGAATGAGGACACGCGGCTGCGGGATGAAACCATTCCTGCGCCTATGCTCGTCCTGCGTCGGCGTGGTATCCGTATTTTCCCTGATGGAAAGCACGTTGCACTCTACACCAATGACAAGTACAACCTGACGTTCACAATCCCTTATGGTGGATCTGCGGACGACGGTGAGCCAGCGATTCAAGGGTACCATGATGCGTGAGCTAGAACAGAAGATTGACCAGATCCTCGCTGCAAAGCTGGAAGGATACAAGGTGACGATAGCCACTGAGCTATCGGAAGGCAACTTCAAGATTGTCGCTGCGCGGGTGCGCGGTGGTAAGGTTCAGCGCAAGAAGAAGGTTTCGACCCGTCCCGGCTACACTATTCGTGGTGGTAAGCTGGTTCGCATGTCCTCCAAGGAGAGACAGAAGCGCAAGATGGGTTCACGGAAAGGTAAGGTCAAGCGCAAGGCGAAGATGGCACGTAGCATGATCAAGCGTAAAAGATCACTTAGAAAGAGACAGTCCCTAGGGGTAAAGCCAAGATGAAAACAATCAAGGAATTCGTAGCAGAAGCCGCAGAAAAGATGGATCATCTTGCTCGTATAGAGCAGATTCATAAGCATCTTGATGCGCTGCATAGTGCTAGATTTAGCGAATCTGATCTACATCGTGGTTTGGGTACTAAACTAGGAGAAGTTGAGGATAGAGTGCGCGAAGTCTCTTCCCACCACCACAAGTCAGCCTATAAGATGGACAAGGCAGTAGCGGACGCAGCCGAAGCCAAGTCTGCTAAGGCTAATAAGGGTAAGTCAAAGGCTCTGCGCCTCGACCTCTTGACTCACGCTCATTCCGCTGCTATGGTTCATCATCTAAATAAGGTGAAGGACAGCACGGAAGAAGGTCCACAATACAACATTCCCGGTGCACAACACTGGCTCCCTGCAAAGAAGGCTCATATTGCCGCAACGGTTCGCCATGCAGCGTTGAACATGAAGCTTGACGCTAAGTATGATCCTACTGTAGCGCACGCTATCCGTCAGCATAGCAGTCACGTAGTAAAGGGCGATTTCAAGTCTGCACAACAGGTTCGCAAAGGCACCAATACTGCATGGGAATCCAATGGTCTAGGAAGCAACGATTCCGACTACCTACGTGATTTGCACAAGCACGCCAAGTCAACTAAGGTTGGCGGCACACTAGGTCACTTCGACTAAGGTAACAACAATGAAACTCATAACTGAAACCATCCAAGATGTAAAGGTAATCACCGAAGACAAGAACGGTGTCAAGTCCCTATACATCACTGGTCCGTTCCTTGTGGGCGAGCAGAAGAACCGTAATGGGCGCGTGTACTCCAAGAGCATTCTGGAGCGCGAAGTCAAGCGTTACAACGAAGAGTATATCTCTAAGAACAGAGCATTCGGTGAGTTGGGTCATCCTGACTCCCCATCCATCAATCTTGACCGGGTTTCACACCTGATCGTCAACATGAGGCAGGAAGGCGCATCCTTCATCGGCAAGGCTAAGATCCTTGAGACTCCAATGGGCAAGATTGCCAAGAGTCTTCTGGAAGGCGGCGCGATGTTGGGCGTGTCCTCTCGCGGCATGGGTTCCCTCAAGGAAGTCAATGGGGTGAACATGGTACAAGATGACTATTTTCTCAGCACGGCGGCAGACATCGTGGCTGACCCATCGGCTCCCGGTGCCTTTGTATCAGGCATTATGGAGGGCAAGGAATGGGTGTGGGACAATGGCATTGTCAAAGAAGTGTCCATTGTCGAGATGTATGATGAAATCCAGAAGGCAAAGGCAAGGCAAATTGAGGATATCTCGTTGAGAATCTTCGAAAACTTCCTGTCAAAATTCTGATTTCTCTAAATAAACTTACGCTAACAGGAGTTAGAAAATGAACAAGTCCCTATCTGAATCTGCTGCCGAAATTCTCGCAACGTCCCTTGGCTCGTCCAAGAAGGATCCGTTGGTTGCTGGTCCCGGTGCAGGAGCCGAAGACCTCGGTGGTCAAACGCCAACCACACCTCCTGAAACTCAGGGTCCAAAGGTGTCTGCTAAGGCAAAGGAAGCCGTCACTCCAAAGGAAGGCAAGCCGCTATCTGCCGCTGCCGTCAAGGAAGAGGAAGAGGGTTCTGAGGAAGACCTTCCAGAGTTGACCGAAGAAGAAATCGACGCATATCTCGACTCCCTCACGGAAGAAGAACTCGCTGAACTTGCTGCACTTGCCGAAGGCGACGATGCAGAAGAAGGCGATGAAGTCATCGAAGAAGCCAAGAAGGACGATGAAGAAGATGACGAAGATGAGGACGAGGACGAAGACGAAGACGAAGACGACGACAAGGAAGACAAGAAGGAAGTGAAGGAAGAAGTAACTCCTGAGTTGACCGAAGAAGAAGTCGCCGCTGCACGCACAGAAGCCCTCAAGGGTCTAGTGTCGGAGAACATGGGTTCTTGCGCACAGGACATTGATGCACTCTTCTCTGGCGAGTCTCTATCCGAAGAGTTCAAGACTAAGGCAGTCACGATTTTCGAAGCCGCTGTTCGCAGCCGCGTCGAAGCAATCGTAGAAAAGGTTGCCGCAGAAAACGAAGCCATCATGGAATCGACCATTGGCGAAGTTGAAGCTACGTTGACTGAACAGGTTGACGAGTATCTCAACTACGTGGTCGAGAAGTGGATGGAAGACAACCAGCTAGCTATCGAAACCGGTCTACGTGCAGAAATTGCCGAAGACTTCATGGCTGGACTCAAGAACCTGTTCACGGAACACTACATTGAAGTTCCAGAAGACAAGGTTGACCTAGTGGATCAGATGGCAGCAGAAGTTGCCGACGCACAGGGCAAGCTTGAAGAACAGGCAAAGGTTGTCGCAGAATTGACCAAGGCTCTCAATGAGTCCAAGGCGCAGGAACAGCTTCGCAAGATTTGCGAAGGTCTGACTGAAATGCAGGTCGCAAAAATCAAATCGCTCGCAGAGGGCGTTGAGTTCACCACAGAGGGTGAGTATTCGCAAAAGCTCGCAGTGATTCGCGAGAACTACTTCCCATCCGGCAAAAAGGTAAGTGAAGCACCACAGGCTCTCGTAGAGACTGAAACGCAGGAAGTAGCGCCAAGCATGGATCGTTATGTGCAAGCAATCAGTAAGCAGCTACCAAAGTAAGCGACTTACTATCTAACCAATCCTCTCAGGAGAAAACCAAATGTATCTTTCAGAAACTTTCGTAACTAAGTGGGCACCAGTGCTAGATCACCCAGAACTAGCAAAGATCACGGACCCATACAAGAAGGCAGTCACGGCTGTCATTCTTGAAAACCAAGAGCGTGCAATGCGCGAAGAAGCTCAGGCTTACGGCAACATGTTCGAAGCACTTCCTAACAACGTCGGCGGCGGTATGTCGCCTGTGACGGGTGGCGAAGGCAACATCAAGGGTTTCGACCCTATTCTCATCGGTCTGGTACGTCGCGCACTGCCTAACCTGATGGCGTATGATGTTTGCGGCGTCCAGCCTATGACCGGTCCTACCGGACTGATCTTCGCAATGCAAGCTAAGTACGCTAATGCAACCCTCCAGAACGGCGGTGAAGCATTCTTCAACGAAGCTAACACTGCATGGACCGGCACCGGTGCACACGCAACGGGTATGCTCGGTTCTGGCGTCGGCGCAATGGGTTCGATTCTTGCTAATGCAAACGCATTCAACAACGTCGTAACCAGCAACACCGGTACGGGTATGACCACGGCAACGGGTGAAGACCTTGGCACCAGCATGGCGCAGATGGGCTTCTCCATTGAGCGTATCTCGGTTGTCGCTAAGACCCGCGCACTCAAGGCTGAATACACGCTTGAACTCGCACAGGACTTGAAGGCAATTCACGGTCTTGACGCAGAAGCAGAACTCAGCAACATCCTCTCGACTGAAATCCTCGCGGAAATCAATCGTGAAGTTGTCCGCACGATCTACGCAGTTGCTAACATCGGCTACGTCGGTCTATCCACGAACACCTTCAACCTCGCATCGGCTTCGGATACGTCCGGTCGTTGGGCTGTTGAAAAGTTCAAGGGTCTTCTGTTCGCAATCGAACGCGCAAGCAACAAGATTGCTAAGGACACTCGCCGTGGCAAGGGCAACATCCTAATCGTCAGCACGGACGTAGCATCGGCTCTGTCGATGACCGGTCTGCTTGACTATCAGGGCGCACTGACCAACAACACCAACCTCGCTGTAGACGACACTGGCAACACCTTCGCAGGTACGCTATTCGGTCGCCTAAAGGTCTACGTAGACCCTTACAGCATCACCGGTTCGGACTACGTTGTTGTCGGCTATAAGGGTCCAACCCCTTATGACGCAGGCGTGTTCTACTGCCCATACGTTCCTCTACAGATGGTCCGCGCTATCAACCCTGATACGTTCCAGCCTAAGATTGGTTTCAAGACTCGCTACGGCTTGGTCCAGAACCCATTCGGCAACTCGCAGCAGGGCGCAGACACCGTTGTTTCCGGTTCGTTGACTAACCACACCAACACTTACTACCGTAAGTTCTCGGTTATCAACCTAATCGGTTAATAGCGACTGAAAATAACAAGGGAGAAAATCCCGGTGACTCAGGGGCGGCAAGAAATTGCCGCCCCTTTTTGTTGTTCCTAAATAGGGTATAGTCCACGGAGAATCCAATGGCACGTAACCCATCCAACCGCGATATCCTACAAAGCACGAAGTTCAAACTCAACTTCATGCGCCTGCCGGGACTGACGTTCTTCTGTCAGACCGCCAACCTTCCCGGTATTTCTCTAACTGAAATTCAACAGGGAACTCCGTTCGTTGACCTGTGGAGACCCGGTGAGAAGGCTATCTACGACACGCTTAACGTGACGATGTTGGTCGATGAAGACTTGCGAGATTGGGAAGCCATTCATGACTGGATTCGCGGCATGACGTTCCCAAAGGAATTCGAAGAGTACGTGAACATGGGTAGCAAGTTCCGTGACACTGTGGCTCGTAGGGGTTCGGGTGTGAAGCTGCCCGTCCAGTATTCAGACGCTTCCATGACCGTCTATACCAACAAGAATAACCCTAATTTCAGGGTTGCTTACAAGGACGTTTTCCCCACTACGCTCGGTGGCATTCAATTCTCGGCTCTTGACTCGGCTGAGAACATCATCACCTGTGACGTAACGTTCAGATATTCGTATTACAACCTTGAAAGGATTTGATTTTCTCCTCAAATTGTGATAAGATAACCATATGGTTTTGATGGAGTTTTGCCATGAGTAAGTATGTTGCCCCTAATCTGGATGAGTTGATTAGTGAGTGGGAAAAAGATGCGATAGTGGATACCACTAAGCCGCAGCACGAAATGATTCGAATCCCGGTTCTTCACAGTAAGTACAATAAGTACCTGTCCCTCCACAAGCTGCAAGGCTCGCGTCGGGAGTCTGAATTCTACAAGATGAAGAAGAACAAGTGGATGTACTACAACGGCAAGCTCTCTGAAGAAGAACTCAGAGCCTTTGGTTGGGAGCCATTCCGCTTCACCCTCAAGGCTGACCTAAACACGTATCTCGACTCGGACGACGACCTTATCAAGCTAAAGTCTGCCGTCACATTTCACGATGAATGCGTGTCCTACTGTACCTACGTTATGAAGGAACTCAACAACCGCACTTGGCAGTTGAAAGAGTTCATGGGATGGGAGCGTTTCGAACGCGGAAACTAAATGAGTGATATCAGGTTTGAACAAACAGACAATATTTGGGCGAGGATACATTGCGAACCTAGCGTAGCGCAAGAACTCTCCGAATTTTTCACGTTTGCTGTCCCCTCGGCTAAGTTCCGCAAGAAGGAAGCCAAGAAGTATTGGGACGGCAAGATTCGCCTTTTCTCGCTCCGCACGTACAAACTCTACGCCGGTCTTGAAAGCTATGTGGCGCAGTTCGCCAAGCTGAACAACTACAGTTACGTCAAGGTGGTAACGGTCGGCGGCATCATAGAGAAGCCTAAGAAGGAAGACGTGATTCCATGGAAGCCAACGCACACTCCGCGTGACTATCAGTGGGTAGCCTACTTGTGGGCATTACACCGCAAGCGTGGCATCGTAATCTCACCCACAGCATCCGGCAAGTCCCTTATCATCTACATGATATCGCGGTGGCTACTGGAACGTGGCAAGAAGCGCGGTCTCCTGATTGTCCCGACAACCTCTCTGGTCGAGCAGATGTACACCGACTTCAAGGAGTACGGTTGGGACGTGGAGAAGAACTGCCAACGTATCTACGAAGGATACACGAAGGACGGCTATGCGCCTCTCTGTATCTCGACATGGCAAT